GGAAGTCAGCGTAATGAGTATCCACCCGGCGCGCCGGCGCAGCTACCACGACATCAAGACCAATCTCGACCAGCGCGTAGCGGAAGGCAAGGTTTGGGAGAAGACCGAAGGGTCTCTCTCGATCTACGTCTATTCCAAGGACTGTGCCTGGGAGCGGGCATGGGACGACTACACCATGATGGCTCGCGGTCTGATTCTGGATCACGAAGCGAAGAAGGTCATCGCGACCCCGTTCCCGAAATTCTTCAACTACGGTGAGCGTGCCGACGACAAGCTACCGAACCTTCCTTTCGAAGCGTACGAAAAGGTTGACGGTAGTCTCGGTATCATTTTCCAACACAATGGCGAATGGCGGGTCGCGACCAAGGGCAGCTTCCAGTCGGCCCAGGCGGTTTGGGCGACCAACTGGTTGTGTTCGAAGAACACCTTCCCCCTGATCCCTGGTGCCACGTATCTCGCCGAGATCGTGTATCCCGAGAACAAGATCGTCATCCGCTACGAAGAGCAGGGTCTGATCTTCCTGGGCGGCTACTACGCCGATGGCACCGAGATGGTCTACGACGATATCCTCGACGTGGCCTTTGCGTTCGATACCCGTGCGGCGACCCCTAAGACCTACCAGTCGCTGCTCGACATTCTGGACGTGGCCAAAAAGCTCCCCGGCAATGACGAGGGCTTCGTCGTCCGATACGACAATGGCTACCGCGTCAAGATCAAGGGTGCCGAATACTGCCGGCTGCATGCGCTGATCTCCGAGATCACACCTCTCGCGATCTGGGATATGATGCGGTTCTACGGTACCAGCACCAGCAAGATCCAGCATTTCCGTAAGGATATCCCGGAGGAGTTCGCCGGCGACTTCGACACGATCCACATGATCCTGCTCAGGAAGGTCAACCACATCCTGGAGACGATCCGTATCGAAGCCGAGCGGTATAGCCACTTGTCCGACAAGGAACTGGGAATGCTGATGAAGCAGGATCCGAAGCGGTTCAACAAGGACACCGCCAGTCTGATTTTCCCGTACCGCAAGGACAACGACGCCTTCACCCATAATCACAAGTTCCGTCGATCGGTCTTCAATATGGTCCGACCGACCGGCAACGTCCTGGACGGATACTCGGCTTCGTACGCCATGGGTCGTGTCTTCGAGGAAGCGGCATAGGCATGGCCTCGGTAATCCACAGGGCGGTCCAGAACAACCTGCTGAACCCTCCGATGCCGTCCTGGATCCCGGCCAACCTCCACTGGGAGGTTTGGGTCGGGTCCGTCGCGTTCGGTGCCAGCAACGACAATTCGGACATGGACATCTATTCCTGGGCGATGCCGAGGAAGACGATCCTGTTCCCTCATTTGGCCGGCCACATCGCCGGCTTCGGGCCGGCACCCGAGACGTGGGATGAGTACGAGAAGCACCACATCCTGGATCCGGCCAAGCAGCGGGTATACGACTTCAAGGTCTTCAGCATCACGAAGTTCTTCAATCTGTGCGCCCTCTGTAACCCGAACATGGTGGACAGCCTGTTCGTGCCTCGTCGCCAGGTTCTCTACGCCACGCCGATCGGGGAGATGGTCGCCGACAAACGACATCTGTTCCTGAGCCAGAAGGCATGGAACACCTATCGCGGCTACTCCTTCGATCAGATGAGCAAGATCAAGGACAAGGTGTCGTCGTCCAATCCGAAGCGTCGTGCCCTGATCGAGAAGCACGGCTACGACACCAAGTTCGCGATGCATGTCGTCCGTCTGCTGCTGCAGGTCGAGGAGATACTGAGCACCGGAGACCTCACCCTGGACCGCAACGCCAAGATCCTGCGTCTGGTCCGCGACGGCGACTGGTCCCTGGAGCAGCTCGAACGATGGGCCGAGGAGAAGCGACGGTCTCTTGAGTTAATATTTGCTAAGACCAAGCTTCCCGCCGAACCCGACATGGACGCCATCAAATCCCTGCTTTTACAGTGCATCGAGCATCATTACGGCTCGGTGACGCAGGCGATTGTTGTTGACAAATCTATACAGAATTTGCTAGATGATCTAGATAATGTTCTGGGTAAGTATCGAGGCGCGTGATCTCTCGGCGTAAGTTGATTTCGAACAAGGCCCGTTGCCGGCTTTGTGGCGATACGATCGAAAGCAAACATCAGCACGACTTCGTTAGGTGCGAATGCGGTGCCATCGCTATCGATGGCGGCCTTAGCTGGTACGCACCCCGCCGCTTAGGCAATCCCGAAAACATCGAAAATCTTTGCGTCTATGAAGGAGAAGAAGAAGCGTGACTGATACGACTACCCCCGCTGTCGCCCAGACGGCGGATGTTGAAACTCCGGCCCTGCCGAATTTCAAGTACCAAGAAGGTACCATCCTCGCCGACATCCAGAAGTACATCGTCGGCACCTATTCCGGCCACTACGTCGGCGAAGACAATTCCGTCCAGTCCATCGACGCGATCATGGCCGCCGGCCACGGTCTCGGATTCACGGTCGGCAACGTCATCAAGTACGGTATGCGCCTCGGCAAGAAGGGCGGCTGGAACGAGGACGACATCCTCAAGATCATCCATTACGCCGTCCTGACGCTCCACCAGGTCCGCTCGAAGGGTCTCGCGTCCGTCAAGACAACCGTCGCCACCGACATCGATGCGGTCGTCGCCGCCGTGAAGAGCGGCAAGATCGATGCCGGCAACCTGTTCGCGAAGCTCGAAGCAGCCTTCCTCAAGGCCGAGACGGCGGTGGTCCAGGACATCAAGACTGTCGGTGGACAGGTCATCATGTCGTCCGAAGATCTTCTCGATATGATCGCCGCACGGGCCAACACGCTCATCTCGACCGGTGAAGACCGTCTCCATGGCGTCGTCCAGGAAGTCGAGAAGACGCTCTCCGAAGGCGTCAGTGCGATCAACGCCAAGCTGAAGGACGCCGAGCAGACCGTGGTCGCGGCTGCGGAGAAGGTAGTGTCGCCCTTCTACTCGCCGTCCTCGAACTAACCAACAAGAAGAAACTGGGAGAATAGAGAATGGCCGTTCAGATCAATATGCCGATGTCCGAGCTTCGGAAGCGGAAGATCTTCCTGACCACACCGATGTACGGCGGCATGAACGCCGGCATCTTCATGCAGTCCTGCATGGCGCTCGGCATCGCGGCGGCCAAGGCCAACGTCGATATCAAGACCGAGTTCCTGTTCAACGAGAGCCTGATCACCCGCGCCCGCAACTACTGCGCCGATCACTTTCTCCGCAGCGACAGCACCCATCTTCTCTTCATCGACTCGGACATCGGCTTCAATCCGCACGATGTGTTCCTGATGGCCTTCCTGATGTCGGACGACAGTCCGTACGATATCATGGCGGCCCCGTACCCGAAGAAGACGATTGCCTGGGAAAAGGTCATCAAGGCGGTCAACAAGGGCATCGGCGAGAAGAATCCCGATGAACTCAACCAGTTCGTCGGCGACTTCGTGTTCAACCCGAAGGTGGTCGAAGGCGGTCCGTATCCGCCGGGCACCTTCCCGCTCGAAGCTCCCTTCGAGGTTCTGGAGGCCGGCACCGGCTTCATGATGATCCGTCGCAAGACCTTCGAGAAGTTCATCGAAGCCTTCCCGGAGCTGATGTACCGCCCCGATCACGCCAGGACGCAGCATTTCGACGGCTCCCGTCTGATCGGTCAGTATTTCCAGGCCGAGATCGATCGGCACCCGATGGACAAGATCTACAAGCAAGCCATCGAGGCTGCGCTCGCCGCCAACGATCAGACCCAGGCACAGGAGATCCTCAAGACCGCACTCTCCATCGATCCGGTCGCCGGCGGAGCCGGCTTCCCTCCGAAGTCGAACAGGTACTTGAGCGAAGATTACTGGTTCTGTCAGAAGGCCCAGGAGATCGGTCTCAAGGTCTGGATGTGTCCGTGGATGCAGACCGGTCACATGGGCACCATGACCTTCGGCGGCTCGCTGAAGGCTCTGGCACAGATCGGTGCCAATCCCACCGTGGACGAAGCCGCACTGAAGAAGTCGGCTTAATCCGTTTATCTTTCTAAACAGATCTGATATAACAACGTCAGACTACAGGAGTAGAGTTATAGTATGAGCCAGTTCGTTCTGGAACCGAAGACCCTCAAGATCCTCGAGAACTTCTCGGGGTTCAACAAGGGCATCGTCATCACCCCCGGCAACATCCTTGCCTTGAAGTCGTCGACCGGATCCGTCCGGGCCTTCGCCAACCTCGATCAGTCCTTCGACAAGCAGATCCCGATCTACGATCTGAAGAAGTTCTTCTCGATCCTGTCGCTGTTCCCGAAGCCGACCCTGATGGTCGATGACAAGGTGATCCGCGTGCAGCAGGACGGCCGCAGCGTCAACTATACGCTGGCACCGCTGAGCGTCATCGTTCATCCGACCGAACGGCGCGAAGACGGCACCTTCATGAAGGTCGTGTACCAGACCGTGGATATCAGCTTCGATCTCACCGAGAAGGTGCTGACCGACGCCATCAAGGCGGCCGGCGTGATCGGTGTTCCCGAGCTGGCCATCATCGGCGACGGCTCGACCGTCAACGTCGTGACGCTCTCGACCAAGAATCCGACTTCGGATCTCTACAAGGAAGAGATCGGCGAGACGGACAAGGAGTTCAAGCTGGTCTTCAAGATCGAGAACCTGAAGCTGCTCCAGGCCGATTACAAGGTCGAGCACTCCTTCACCCTCAACAAGGGTCGCATCTGTCCCGTCCGGTTCTACAACGACAGCCTCGAATACTTCGTGGCGGCCGAGAAGGAATCCACCGTCCCCGCCATGGGCGACGAATAACCGCAAGGTATCTTGATTATGTTGGCACGTGCGGCCCAGTTCGTCTGGAACGAAAAGTATCGTCCGCGTACCCTCGATGAATGCATCCTCTCCAAGGCTCTGCGTTCTACCTTCCAGGGTTTCATCGACACCAAGGAGATCCCTCCTCTCCTCCTGGTCGGCCCTCCGGGTACCGGTAAGACTACGGTGGCCCGTGTCCTGACCGAAAGCATCGGGGCGGACACCCTCTTCATCAACTCGTCGCTTCACGGCAACATCGACACCCTCAGGAACGACGTGACGCAGTTTGCGTCCACCGTCAGCTTCACCGGTGGACGCAAGTTCATCATCCTGGACGAAGGCGACGGCCTGAACCCGAACTCGACCCAGCCGGCTCTCAGGGCGGCGATGGAGGAGTTCGCGGACAATTGCGGCTTCCTCATCACTTGCAACTATCCGACCCGCATCCTCGAACCGATCCGCGATCGCATGTCGATCGTCGAGTTCGCTCTTCCCCCGGAAGAGAAGGACGCGGCCATGATCGCGTTCCTGAAGCGGATCTGTAAGATCCTGGACGCCGAGGGCGTCACCTACGACAAGAAGGTGCTGGCGAAGCTCATCGCGATGCGCTTCCCGAGCTGCCGCAAGATCATCAACGATCTGCAGCGGTACGCCGTCAATGGGACGATCGACACCGGCATCCTGGGGATCGCCATCGATGTCGATCTGACCAAGCTGATCGAGTACATGAAGGAACGCGACTTCACCAACCTCCGCAAGTGGGTTGCCGAGCGGGCCGATATGGACACCTCCAAGGTCTTCAAGAAGCTCTACGACATGAGCGACAGCTTCCTGGAGAAGTCCGGGGTTCCGCAGCTCACGATCATCCTCTCCGAGTATGAGGACCGCCTCACCCGTGTCGCCGACCCCGAGGTGACCATCGCGGCGACCTTCGCCTCGATCATGGCCCAGTGCGACTTCAAATGAGCATTCTGGGTCTGTTCGGATCGAAGGCATGCGGGACATGCGACGGTCCGCTTAAAGGCAGCACCGAGACCATCGAGGCCAGTTTCGTGGATGAGGAGACCGGCAAGGAAATGATGATCGTGAAGACCGTTTGCGCCGACTGCGCGACGGTCTGGGACAATATGCGCCGGGAAGAGAACTACGTCCGTCACAAGCTCATGTCGGATGTCGAAATCAAGGGCGATGTCGGAGAGATCTATGGCCGAAGCAAACGAGCGGTCTGACCGCAACACCAACCCGTTCGCCTTCGTGGACTCGATTACCTTCACCAAGGTCCACATCATGCCCGACGAGATGTCGGAGAAGGCGTATTCGCCCTTCAAGACGAACCGTTCGCTGTCCCTACACCTCGATACGCTGCTCCTGGCCGACGAGATGAACCTTCGTTACTCGTTGCCGAACCGGCAGCAGTACGAGTTCCTTCTCCAGATGGTATCCCCCAGGAAACGCTTCGCAAAATGGCCCAAGAAGCTGGACAACGAAGCCCTGGATGTCGTCCAGGCGTACTGTGGCGTGAACCGTGTTAGGGCGGAAGAAATCCTAAATATTCTGACAGAAGATCAGATCAAGCAGATCCAGGCCGAATTGGCGGCCGAGGAGAAGCTAAAGAATGAGATGTCGAGGTAATGTAAGGTGGTTAATGATATTTTCGGGGGTCACGGGGTAGAGATCGCCCTGGCCAACAAAGAAGATTTCCTGAAGATCAAAGAAACTCTGACCCGCGTCGGCATTCCTGCAACAGACGGAACCAAGACCCTCACTCAGACGTGTCATATTCTTCACAAGCGCGGTCGCTACGCGATCATGCATTTCCGTGAACTCTACGCGATGGACGGCAAGTCCACCAACATCGTCGACGAGGACGTTGGTCGTCGCAACACCATCTCGAACCTTCTCGCCGAATGGGGTCTCGCGAAGCTCGTCGATCCCGAGAAGTCCAAGACTCCTGTAGCTCCGATGAGCAACCTGAAGGTGCTCAACTACAAGGAAAAGCTTGACTGGAAACTCGTCGCCAACTATACAGTTGGACGCAAGTAAGAATTCTAAACGAAATTCTTGCGGGATGGAGCAGCCCGGTAGCTCGTCAGGCTCATAACCTGAAGGTCGGTGGTTCAAATCCACCTCCCGCAACCAGTTCTGACCCGTGGCCAATCATAAACGAAAGAAGCGCAAGAACGCCAGGGCCGGTTGTCTCTGCTGTAAACCGTGGAAGATGAACGGGTTCAGTAAGGGTAAGCCGGACGCGGAGCGCTTCTCCGACCATCGTCGGCGCAAGATGGCCGCCGAAGAGATCAAGAGAGTTGATGAGTAGCTTCTATACCTCCGTAATTCTTCAGGGTTCCAACATCCTCTACCGCGGCTACGAAAACGGCCGCAAGGTCAAGCGGAAGATCAAGTACCGGCCCTATCTCTTCCTCGAAGGCGGTGAAGGCAAGACGAACTTCACCAACCTGGCCGGCAACCCGGTCTACAGGAAGGACTTCGAGGATCCGTACAAGGCCCGCGACTTCATCAAGAAGTACGAGGATGTCGAAGGCTTCGAATACTTCGGTATGGAGAAGTTCCAGTACGTCTACATCCACGACAACTTCCCCGACAAGATCGAATACGATACCAGTCTGATCACGGTCGCGATCATCGACATCGAAGTCAAGTCGGACC